ACTCACGAGCATCCTATCGCTAAGAAGATACTGGAGATACGAGAGTACAACAAGGCTAACACTACGTTTATTGATACAATTTTAAGCCATCAACACGATGGGCGGATACATTGTCAGTTTAATCAATTGCGGAACGATGAAGGTGGTACGGTGTCTGGGCGATTCAGCTCATCGCACCCTAACCTACAGCAGGTTCCTGCACGGCACCCGGAGATAAAGACCATGATCCGTGGTCTATTCTTACCGGAAGAAGGTTGCCAGTGGGGCAGTTTTGATTACAGCGCCCAAGAACCACGGTGGTTGATGCACTTTGCTGCACTCACACCAGACACCCGCGACCATCCAAAGGTAAAAGAGATTGTGACTCAGTACCAAAAACAAGACTTAGATTTCCACCAGATGATAGCTGACTTAGCTGGGGTAGAGCGGTCCCACGCTAAAACAATTAATCTGGGAATTATGTACGGCATGGGACTTGGTAAACTTGCATCCGTATTAGGTGACATACCGTTTGAAGAAGCCAAGGCATTGCGTAAAGACTACGACGATAAAGTGCCTTTTATCAGAGACTTAGCCTCGGCAGTCATGCGCGCAGCATCGCAGAAGGCTCAAATTAGAACAATGATGGGGCGCAAGTGCCGGTTTCCGATGCGAGAACAGCGCTCCTACAGCAAATTAAACAAGCCCATCCACTTTGAAAAGCTTGAAGAACAGTGGCAAGAAATCTTAGATACGCCCATGGAAGAGCGCCCAGACAAATGGGGGACGCTCGACCCTGGACGATACCGCGTTGCGTTTACATTTAAAGCACTAAACAGGTTGATACAAGCCTGTAGCGCAGACCAAACTAAAGTTGCCATGCTCCAGTGCTATGAGGCTGGGTACACGCCCATGCTGACAGTGCATGACGAGCTGTGTTTTTCTATTGAGAATGAACCAAGTGTTAAGGAGATAGTGGATATCATGGAGAACTGTGTGCCTGAGATGCAAATACCATCAAAAGTAGATTACGGATTATCAGAGAACTGGGGGTTAGCCAAGTAATGTCATATGTAATGAGCAACATTCCGCACTTTAAGTGTTGGGTCAGAAGAGAATTTACACACAACCACGATCAATATCATGGTGAATTTATCCATGCCATGGCAATTGCTGTAGCAACTATCCCTGATAGATGTCTAAGCTTTCATTTAGTATTTACCGGGGCGGAAAGCGATTTAGATGATTCGCAGAACGTCCATGGAGGGGCGATGTGGGCTCGTATGCCGATAACCGCACTTGTTGCTGACACGCCGTTGGAACAATGGCCTGAGCAAATGCCTGTGCCTTTAGCACAGCCCTGGGACTGTAGCTCCCACCACCATGCGGTTTTTCGCCTAGAAAGGGTGTCATCTAGCCCATGGTTGTGTAAGATAGATGGTGAATTTCATACAGGACGGTATATGTTTACCGTTGAGTATACTGAGAGCGATATTGCGGATGACCCGGCGCAGCACAAGCAGAGTCATGTTATTGAGTTGACAGACGCTGGAAGGTACACTGGTAACATCGTGGCATTGCCAAACAACAGGGTAAGAGCAACAAGCCCTGCATTATGGGAAACAGGTGACGGACCACCTGACTTTAAACCAAGTCAATGGGCGCATAGCGCGGAATGTGATGACAGCTATATGAGTCCAGAGATAACATTTAACAACTTGTATGCAGGAGAAGATGACAATGATGAAGAAGAAGGGTTACTCGAAGGGCGGAATGAAGAAGGGTTACGCTGAAGGCGGTTCTGCTGAAAAAGATACTTATGATAAAAGCAGCTTTGTAAACGTATTTAGAGAAGAAGGTAAAAAGTTTGGTTCAAAATTAATGACGCCTAGAGAAACTTTAGTAGAGTTAGTTTTAGGTAAACTAGATAATCCAAAAGATTCTAAATCAGTTTCCAAAGAAGATAAGAAGAAAGTAAAAAAAGTTATGAAGCGCAAAGGCGGTGGCTCTGCAATGAAAAAGAAGGGCTACTCAAAAGGCGGTGCAATGAAGCGCAAAGGCGGTGGCTCTGTACTGAATAAGAAAGGCTACGCTAAGGGCGGGGCTGCTAGAATCTTCTAAATGGCTAGGAAAAAAGAAAAGCCTATCCGTAAGACCACTAAGGGAAAAGGCGCTAATTACCGCTCCACTAAATCTGGGGCGGGAATGACAGAGAAAGGCGTTAAAGCTTACCGCCGGAAAAACCCTGGCAGTAAGCTAAAGACAGCGGTTACCGGAAAAGTAAAAGCGGGTAGCAAAGCTGCTAAACGTCGTAAGTCATACTGCGCTAGGTCCTTAGGTCAGTTAAAACGAAGTTCAGCTAAAACAAGAAACGATCCTAATTCTAGGATAAGACAAGCTCGAAGAAGGTGGAAGTGTTACTAATGGCTACTAAAGACGCATGTTATAGAAAAGTTAAAGCTCGATACAAAGTTTTCCCCTCAGCGTATGCAAGCGGCGCTATCGCTAAATGCAGAAAAGTTGGAGCCAGTAACTGGGGCAATAAAACAGAACGTGCAGAAGGCGGAATATCTGTTAAGACCAACGGGTGTGGCGCGGTGCTGTCTAAGCACGGTGGACGAGAAGTTAAGATATACTGATGGCTGTTCGCAAAACAAAAAAAGGCGCTGACCTTAAACGCTGGTTTAAGGAAGAATGGGTTGACGTAAGAACAGGTAAGCCTTGCGGAAGAAAGAAAGGTGAGAAAAGAGGAACGCCTTATTGCAGACCAAGCAAGCGTGTTTCTAAGAAGACACCTAAAACATCTAAAGAACTTACCGCATCAGAGAAGAAGTCTAGAGTCGCTCAGAAAAAACGATTAGGGCAGCCACCTGGCAAGCCTAGAAGAGTTGCATCTGTTAAAAGAAAAACGGTTAGGAAACGAACAGCCTAACTGTTATTTTTTACTCATCCAAGCAGATGTTCCCATGTATGCACCTACCACGCCGGCTTGTGCAATGTAAAACAGCCCAAGTAAATCAGCCAGCGCCGATACTCTTGACTCAGATACTATAGGACTAAACAAAATCAAGCTAAACACCAGCATAGAACCCATGGCTATCCACGCCATTTTCTGTTGTGCGTCAGCTTTTTCTTCTCGAAGCTCCAGTTCCATCAACTCTTGTGACCGTTGGATCTCTTCGTCAGAGACAATGCCATCACCATCAAGGTCAAACTCAGCATATTTGCTGTCATCAGCTAACTTCTTAGAAGTTTTTTTCTTAACCACTTTTTTCGTTGTAGCCATGTCATTCTCCCACTTGTCGCATTCTGTCAACCAATCTTTGGGCTCGGTTAGTTACTTGCGTATACCATCTAGAATCAATCATTGCATCTGCTGCTGCGTTCCAATCTCTTTGGTCCACGGCCCTACGCATATCTTTAAACTTAGACAGGTTGGTTCGCCCTAAATTAAACATCATGTTAGCAATGATTAGCTGTACCTCTTCCGGTAAATCAAAGAAGTCATCGTATAACGCCAGGCATTCGTCCACGGTTATCTCAATATCTGTTGCAAAACAACTGTCTACCCGGTCATCGTCTATCACATCACCTACTTGAAGCAAGTACTCTGGGTCGTTTTCCGTAACCAAATGACCAACGCCAAAGGTTTTCTTGCCTAAATGGTCTAGGTAAATAGCGTAGACACAGCCTTCGTCGCTTTTAATTTCTTCTTTTAACTGCTCTGTGTTCAAGAGATTAGTCCTGCTATGCCCATTCGAGCTCGTTCTCGCTCAACATCACTTGCGTTCATGGATAGTGGTCTGGCAAGAGGAAGTGGGTCCAAACGAAAATCTGTTTCAGGTTGTTTTAACATATCCGGATCTACAGATATTTTATCTCTAAGTTCATCTAAAGAAATACCAGAAGGAAGACTTTGACCTTTTGATGCTTCTCGTAACATCATCCCTTGTGGACTTTCTCTGTCTTGACCAACAGCGGTTGTTCCGGTAATCCGTAGCCCTTCTCTTGTAAAACTATCAATAATCCTGTTTGTCCAGTAAACATTAACTTGATTATAAAAAGCTTTTCCTGCATTTTTTTGAGAATATTTTGCCGGAACTATCCCATCAGCAATTGCTTTGTTGTAAAGCTGCTCTCTCATTTGAGGGGATGTAAGAATTTTTAAAAACGTAGGATTTCTAAAAAGTCTTGCGCCAACAGCAGAACCCGCTAAACCAGCACCTGCTGTAAAAGCAACGCCAAAATGACCAAGAACTGCGGCAAGTATTGCGCCACCTCCAGCAAGTCTTGCTGTTGCTCCTGCAAAAGCAACGCCTGGGCGGTCTACATTAGAAACTTTAATAGAATCTTGAGCTAATTTTTCTAAATTTTTAAAAGTTTCCTTCCCCAACATTTTTTCAAGAACACCGTTTTTATTTTGTTGCTCTAAAACTTTAACGAAATTTTTACCCCACTCACCTTTTTGAATAGCGTCTTGACCTGCGGCAGTAAATAAATCATCAAAATTAGCGCCTTTCAAAATGCCTAACAACGTAGCATCTTTTAATCCGCCTTCTTTAATTAACTCATCCCTACCAAATGTTTTTACTAATTGATCGTAGCTTTTAGGATCTTTTAATACCGCTTGCACAAGGTCATCAGCAGAATCTATTTGCCCAGTAGATAAAGCTCTTGCAACCGCTGTTTGACTTGCTTCAGCGGCTTCATCAATAGATTGCTTGACCGCATTAGCTTGTGCTTTAAGTCCGACATCGCCTATCGAATCAATTTGCCTAGCAAAATCATCTGCGTTTTTTGCGCTAAGAAGATATGTATCACTAAGAGACTCTCTTAAAATATTAGCAGTTTCATTACCAAAGAGGGTGTCTTGAACTTCTTTTCCTAATCCTTTAAAAGAATTATTTAAAGCAATTGCGTCAATGGTAGTTCTATTTACCGGACCTACTGTAGATTCTCGAATAGCGTTTTTTAACCATTGACTAGCTACATCTGTGCGAATAGCCGTCCTTAAATCTCCAGGGTTAGCTCCTGACCTAGCTTGAACTACCAAAGTGTCTAAACCATCTAAATACGGTTTAACCATCGTTTGCCAGTAGCCATCTTCTTTTGACATGCCCTGAACAAAATCCGGAAGTATTCCTGTTGTATTATCTAACCCAGCTTCTTTTAACAATGCATTTCCAGCAATAACGTCCCCTTCTTCAAACAATGCTTTTGCTTGTAGTATGGTAGCGTCTGCTCCCGGTTCTGTTAGCCTTGCTGCGTTACCCACTGTTGGTGTAACCGCGTCTAAATAAATTTGTAGATTTTTAACATCCCCGTCTTTTATTAAAACGTCAAGGTCAGACAGGTTTCTTCCCCCTGTTTTAGCTCTAGCGTTTTTTAAAATTGCGTTTACAGCTACGTTATTAAACTTTTCTTGTCCCTCAGCGTAAAAAAGATTTGCTTCTTTCCACAAACGAAGACCTTCTTTTAAGTTAGTTAATTCTGCTGGAGCCGCAGGAATAAATTTTTCGTAAAACTGAGCATCATAATCTGCTTTTGTAAACAAACCTTTTTCCACCATATCAAGGGTGATATTTGACCCAGATTCGGTCATTGCTATAGACCCTCTTACAGGGCTGTTGTAATCAGGTACTATTTTACCGCCCTGACTAATTATCCGTTGAGTTTCGTCAAACTTACCATCTATAACCCCGCCTAACGATTTTATTACTTTACCAACTTCGCCAGCTCCAAAATTAGCCACTACTTCTGGGTCTTTTGCGGCTACTGTAAGAACAGACTTTAAATTTTGTAAAGTCGATATGTCAGCGCCACCCTCTGCTTGAAGTTTTTTAATTGCGTTAAATATAGAGCTTTCTTTTACAGGAATACCTAAACTAGTAAAACTGTCCTCAAGAATTTTAATTTGATCTACAACAGGCGTTAAATTAAACTTTGTTCCGGTTCCTTGTAAAAGATCTCCTGCATTTTTATACAAAGCGTTTGAACTTGCTTGAAACAAAGCCGCAGAAGTTTGAAGCCCCTCAGAAAATTCCGTCGGCAGTCCTTTTACAGGGTTAAATCTTTTTTGCAATTGGTCTAACTGTTTTGTTATTACGTCATCTAAATTTCTTCTAGCGACCTTAAAAGCCTCTTCTGGGTCAGATAATTGATCGTCTAAATTTTTTGCTAAAGCTTTAGCCTCCGTATCAATTAATAACTTACCCTCTTCCGTTGTAATTTTTCCTGCGCCTATGTCATCTAATACCCCACGAATAAACTGAGAGTTTCTTGCTCCAGGATACGTAGGAGGCATTACACTTTCTGACAATGATTGCCCTGTTCCAAGAATAGATTTGCCTGTTGAAGCGCCTATTGCGGGACTAGCTCCGGCAGCAATTAACCCTCTCATGTCAGCCAATGCTTCTTCTTGGGCTATTTGTTTACCTACTTTTTCTGGAGAAGGGTACAGTACATTTTTAATAGCCTGTAACCCTGTATCAGTTTCTCGACCTTCTTTAATTGCGGTAGAAATTTCTTCTGCTCTAGCCTGACTGTACTTGGGTCCAGGACCTTTAATTAGCCTAGCAGCACCACCAACAATGGCTCTTCCGGCTCCCTCTCCAAGAGCGTTAATAACTCCTTCTTTTGCAATTTTAGCCATAACATCGCCAAGAGACTGTTTGTTAAGCCCTTGAAGATAATCTATAGCTTCATCTCCAGCAGAAAATGCGGCTGCTGTTGCGCCAACTCCTGCCATTCCAATTAAAATAGGAGCGGAAGATAGAATAACTCCTGCGCCAATAGCTCCCAACAACGGTGTTCCTGCTTCTCCAGCAAAATCAAATAAATCTCTGTCGGTAAAACCCGGTCTATCTGCGTACAGTAGTCCTTGGTCCGGGAGCCCTAATTCCATTCTCACGCTTGGATTTACTTTTGCGGCATCAATAACAAAAGTATCCTCAGCCGTTCTTTCAAATGTCCCTGGTCCAAGTTTCTGGGTCAACAGGTTCATTTTTTCTTCGTCTGTTTCCATTCGACCAAGAGCGTACCTAAAAGATTTATCTTCTATTTCTTGAGTTATTTCTGGTGCAGCAACTTGAGGCTGCGCTTGCATGTCTACAGGTATTTGTTCTTGGGACGACATGTCGTCCGTAGGCACTTCTTGCTCTGCGGAAGTTTCTAGCTTAGGAAAAGCTCGACTAATTTCATCGAGCTCTTGTTCCGTCGGCTCATCACCTGCAATTTCAACATTCTTAATGCCTTGCAATGTGTTTACTGTAATAATTCCCAAAACAACACCCTCTATCTATTTGTTACATCGTACTGAGCTTTTTTTCGTACTGAGCTGGTTTTAAAATCTGTTTTAGTAGCATTAGGATCTGTTAGCCCAGTATCTTTCCAGCCTATACCAAACCTAGTAAGCTCTGCATCCATGGTATCGTTTAGCGCTCGGCTTCGTCTGTCTAGCGACTCATTTAAAACTCTTAAGGTATCTTCAAGCGCGGTAGGTTCCTTGAGAAAAGCATTAAATATTGCATCTGCACCAAGTTTTCTTAATCCATCAAGGTCTTGTGAGCCCAAACCAATAATGTCTGCTACACGCTGTCTATCTGGGTCAGAAATTGTTTTACCGCTTTCCCCCAATATCATGGGAGCTATTTGAGCGGCAAGCAGTCTTTTTTTAATCTCTACTACCGATGTAGTACCAATTTTTCCAGCATCAACGGCTTTAAGTTGTTGATTAAGATAATCTGTTACGGTTTTGTTGCCAGCTAACCCGCTAACTGCTGTTGCTGCTTTAGTTAAAGCACTTCTATAACCAGTTAAATCTTTTTGGTTAAAATTAGCAACATCATCAACAATAGTTTTTAATCCTTGCACATCTTGAGCAGCTTGTACATATGCTCTTCCAAGCACTAACTTTTCTTTATCAATTATATTGTTATCTACTCCGGGAATGTTTCCCACCAAATAATTAATTGGTGTAGCTATACCAAACTCCGTTAAATAAGGAGTGGTGGTTTTATTATCGTAAAATTTTGGATCAGCCAAAGCTTGCCCTGGAGTAAAGTAATTAATAATATCGCTGTTAAAATCTTCCATAGCGACAACATTTACTCCGGCTTCGCTTAAAGCTTTAGCTTGCCGAGCGCTAAGATATTTGGGACTAGAGGTAGCGGTTATTTTATCGTAACCCGCATTTGACCAATCATCATTACTGCCGAGAAGCAAATAAGAATCTGTTTTTGCTAACTCTTTTCTTCTATCTTTTTCTAAATCTCTTGCTAACCCTTTATCTTTAATAAATTCCCCTACAGCTAGTGCACTAACATCATCTTTTCTTTTCTGTTTGGCTTTAAACTGAGCGTCGTGATATGCGGTTATTTTTGGAAGCCCATCAACAAGACCTTTAGTAAAACCTTTGTTCATAATGCTTGCGCCTAATTCAGCAAGTAAC